ATTCGGCAGGACATCCGCTTCCCGGTGCTGGCGGCGCATGTCTGGTTTTCGGAGACGGACCGGCCGTGGGATCGCAGCGGCGACAGCCCGCTGCTCGGCATCCACGACGGCCGCGCCCATGCGCTGCTCTACAACGGCATCCTCGGCGACAAGCGGCCGGGCGGCGGCAATGTGCTCACCCGCGCGACCCTCGCCGTCATCCGCGAGGAGATCGCCAAAGTCGAACCGGCATTCGACGGCCCGCTTACTATCTATGGCGAACAATCCCGCCTTACGCCGGCAACGCTCGACCGCGAGCGCATCACCTTCAAGCAGACGCCCTACGACGTCAAAGCGCGGGCCTGAGGGGGGCATCTGATGAAGCTGAAGCAATACCAGACCGATACTCTCTCCGTTCTCCGCCGCTTCTTCGAGGAGGCGCGCGTCGCCGGCCCGAAGGGCGCGTATGAGGCGATCACCAAGGAGCCGGAGCAGGCGAAGCGGCTCGGCCGCTATGGCGGCACCTACACGCCGCTCGCCGAGCTGCCGAACGTTCCTTACGTGTGCCTGCGTCTTCCCACCGGCGGCGGCAAGACGATCCTCGGCGCATACTCCATCGGCATCGCGCGGGATGCCTGGGTGGAGAAGGACTACCCGATGGTCCTGTGGCTGGTCCCGTCGAACACCATCCGCCTGCAGACGGCCGAGGCGCTGAAGAATGCCCGCCATCCCTATCGGCAGGCGCTCGACGAGGCCTTCGACGGACGGGTGCGCGTGTTCGACATCGCCGATTTCACGCATATCCGCCCGCACGACATCCGCGACCATTGCTGCATCGTCGTCGGCACGATCCAGACCCTGCGCGTGTCGAACACCGAGGGCCGCAAGGTCTATTCCCACAACGAGAACATGGAGCCGCATTTCACCGCGTTGCCCAAGTCCCTGCCGGGGCTGGAGACGCTGGACGGCGGCGGCGTGAAATTCTCCTTCGCAAACCTGATGCACATTCATCGGCCGCTGATGATCGTCGATGAGGCGCACAACGCCGTCACCGGCCTGACGCGCGAGATGCAGGCGCGGGTGAATCCGTCCGCCATCATCGAGTTCACGGCGACGCCACGCCTCAACTCCAATATCCTGCACAGCGTGACGGCGCAGGAGCTGAAGCTTGAGGAGATGATCAAGCTGCCGATCATGCTGTCCGAGCACGACACCTGGCAGAACGCCGTGAATGGGGCCATCGCGGCACGCGCCTCTCTGGCCGAGGACGCCGAGAAGGATCCCGACTACATTCGGCCAATTGTCCTGTTCCAGGCGCAGCCCAAGAACCAGGAGGTGACGGTGGAGGCGCTGAAGAAACACCTGATGGAGGTCGAGCAGATCCCCGAGGATAAGATCGCCGTGGCGACCGGCGATCAGCGCGAGCTCGACGGAATCAATCTGTTCGATCCGAAGTGCCCCATCGAATACGTGATCACCGTCGAGGCGCTGAAGGAGGGCTGGGACTGCTCCTTCGCTTACGCCTTCTGCTCCGTCTCGCGGATTCAGAGCGCGGTGGATGTGGAGCAGCTGTTGGGGCGCGTGCTGCGGATGCCCTACGCCAAACGCCGCAAGGCGGACGCGCTGAACCGTGCCTATGCCTTTTTGTCTGAACCATCCTTCGGCGAAGCGGCACGGTCGTTGGCCGACAAGCTGGTCGCCATGGGATTCGAGGAGGACGAGGCGCGCGACAACATCGAACCGGCGCAGACCTCGCTCGATGCCGACACCGGCCTGTTCGGACCGCGCGACAAGCCGAAACCGATCTTCAAACATACCGTGACGGCGACGCCCGAGGTGGTTGCGGAGTTGAGGAAGCGCGAAGGCGTCAGCGTCCGCGACACCGGCGGCGGCAGGATCGAGATCGCTGTCACCGGCCGCGTCGACGGCAAGCTGGAGAAGGTGATCGCCGACACGCTGCCCGAGACGGAGCGGAAGGGCTTCGCCGAGGCCGTCTCGAAATACCGCGTCGATGTGAGGGATCAGTTGTCGCCCGCCGAGCAAGGCGAGATCTTCGAGGTCCCTCGCCTGATGTCGGAGATCCAGGGCGAGCTGGAGTTCGCCGACACCGACGTGTTCATGGAGTTTCACGACTGGTCGTTGCTCGATCATTCCTCGAAACTCGGCGAGGCCGAGTTCGCGATCCGCGAGACGGCGCGCAGCTTCGAAATCGACCTCGACGGCAATCGCATCACCTATCAATTCGCCGACGAGGCGGAGCAGCTGGCGCTCGACGTCGACGTCGAAGGTTGGACGCCGGAGGCGCTGGTGCTGTGGCTCGACCGGCAGGTGCGTCAGCCGGACATTCACCAGACCGAGATGTTGCGCTGGTTGCGCGACCTCGTCGGCCATTTGATCAATGAACGCGGGATGCACATCGCGGCGCTGATGCGCTGCAAGTTCATCCTCGCCCGAAAGGTCCGCGAGAAACTCGCCGCCATCCGCCAGCAGGAGCGCGACGGCGTCTACCAACGATACCTGTTCGCCCCGGAAGCCAAGGTGGACGTGTCCTTCGACGAGGCTTTCAGCTTCAAGGACGGGATGTACTGGGACCAGCGCCGGTATCGTGGCCGCTGGAAACCTCGCAAGCACTTCCTTGGTCCCGACCACGTGCCGGCCTTCGACGGCGCTGAGAATGGCGAGGAGTTCCAGTGCGCGCAGGCCATCGACAGCCTGCCGGGTCTGAAGTTCTGGATACGCAATGTCGCCCGCCACCCCAACTCGTTCTGGCTGCCGACCGCGACGGACAAGTTCTATCCGGATTTCGTGGCGAAGTTGGAGGACGGACGTTTGCTCGTCGTCGAGTACAAAGGCGCCCACATCGCCGACGGTCCCGACACCGCCGAAAAACGCACCATCGGCAAACTGTGGGAGAAAAAGAGCGGCGGAAAAGGGCTCTTCATCGTCGTCGAGAAGACGGTCCACGGGAAGGACATGCGGGTGCAGATGGTGGAGAAGATTGGCGGGGGGTGACCGATCACGCCATGGCTTACAGCGACTACGTCATCTACGTCGACGAGAGCGGCGACCATAGCCTGGATTCCATAGACCGGGACTACCCCGTCTTCGTTCTCGATTTCTGCATCTTCCGGAAAGATCACTACGCCAATGTGGTCGCGCCGCAAGTGCAGGCGTTCAAGTTCGCGCACTTCGGTCATGACATCGTCGTCCTGCACGAACACGAGATACGCAAGCAGAAGCCGCCCTTTGTCTTCCTGCAGAACCAGCAGAAGCGCGCCATTTTCATGGACGGCCTGAATCAGCTCATCGAACAGGCTGATTTTACCATCGTCGCTGCCGCCATCCACAAGGAGCGATTGACCCGGCAATATGCGCATCCAGCCAATCCCTACGAGATGGCCCTGACCTTCTGTATGGAGCGGGCATACGCATTCCTGCGCGACATCGGCCAGCATGGACGGACGACGCACATTGTCGTCGAGCGACGCGGCAAGCGAGAGGACGATGATCTTGAACTTGCTTTCCGCCGTATCCGCGACGGGGCAAATCAGTGGGGCGCTATGCCCCACTTCGAAATCGTGTTCGCGGACAAAAAGACGAACTCAGCTGGCCTGCAGCTTGCCGACCTTACAGCGCGCCCCATCGGACGCCATGTACTGGATCCCAATCAGCCTAATCGGGCCTGGGACATCATCGAGCCCAAGCTGCGCCGCAGTCCGCAAGGTCGAGTGAATGGTTGGGGGCTGAAAATCTTCCCCTAAAAAGCGAAAGGCCCCGGGAGACCCCAGAGCCAGCCGCCGACCGGGAACATCCCCCAGTCCGATAGCTATAAGATCGTCGTCGGCGAGCCAAAAGTCAAGAAATTGCCGACGCGTCGCCATCGCTCGGCAAAGACACCCGATCATTCCCAAACGTTCCCAATAGCTTGAGGCTTGCCGCCGCGCGAGACTCGGCGGCATGCGGAACTTCGTCCAACGCCTTTTCGGGATCGGCAGACAGCGCGCCTTCGACGCGGCAGGCGGCGGCCGTCGCTGGGAGAGCGCCAAGACGGTCGATGGCCTGAACACCGCGATCCTGACGGGAGCGACCACGGCGGCGCGGCGGGCCGGGTGGTATGCTCGCAACAATCCGTGGGTCGCGGCGGCGGTGGACAGCTTGGTCGGCAATGTCGTCGGCGCCGGGATCAAGCCGCAATCGACGCATCCCGACCGCGCGGTGCGCGAGCGGCTGCAGGCGCTCTGGCTGCGCTGGACCGATCACGCCGCCCCGGATGGGCTGGCGGATTTCTACGGGCTGCAGGCGATGGCCGTGCGGGCGATGGTCGAGAGCGGCGAGAGCTTCGCCCGGCTGCGCGTGGCCAGCGACGGCGACACCATTGCCCTTCACATCGATCTTCTGGATCGCGAGCAGGTGTCATCGGACCTGCATCGCGAGATCGGCGGCGGGGCGCGCATCCGTGCCGGCATCGAGTTCGACTCGGCCGGCCGTCGCGTCGCCTACTGGGTCCGCTCCTCCCGACTTGGCGACCCCTTCGGTCCGCTCCGCATGGACCCCGTGCGCGTTCCCGCCGTCGATTGCATCCATCTGTTCAAGCCGCTCGCGGCGGGCCAGCTGCGCGGCATCACCTGGCTTGCGCCGGTGCTGCTCAGGCTGCACGAGCTCGACCAGTTCGAGGACGCGGCCCTGGTCAAGGCCAAGGTGGCGGCGCTCTTCACCGGCTTCATCACCGATCCCGATGGCACCGTTGGCGGGCTCTCGGGCACGAGCAACGCCGGCGTGCTGCAGGTCGGCATGGAGCCGGGCAGCCTGATCCCGCTGCCGCCCGGCGCCGACATCCGCTTCTCCAACCCGACCGAGCACGATGCCTACGCCCCCTTCGTCAAGAACCATCTGCGGGCCGTCGCGGCGGGGCTCGGCCTGCCCTACGAGCTGATCTCGGGCGACCTGGAGGGGGTCACCTATTCCTCGATCCGCGCGGGGCTCATCGAGTTCCGCCGCCGGGTCGAGCAGCTGCAGCACAACGTGGTCGTCCATCTGTTCTGCCGCCCGGTCTGGGAGCGGTTCGTGCGGCTCGCGGTGCTGACCGGCGACCTGCCCGCGCGGGATTTCGACCGGAACCCGGACGCCTATCTCGGGTGCGAATGGCTGCCGCCAAAGTTCGACTACGTCGATCCGATGAAGGACGTGCAGGCCGAGATCATGGCGATCGGCGCGGGGCTCAAGAGCCGGTCTCAGGCGATCTCCGAGCGCGGCTACGACGCCGAGCAGGTGGATGCCGAGATCGCCGCCGACCGCGAGCGCGCGGAGGGGCTGGGGCTCACCTTCGGCCAGACGGCGGCGGCGCCGCAGAAGGAGGCCGCAGATGGCTGAGACCGAGATCGCGCTTTCCACGCCCATGGTGCCACAGAGCCGGTCAGCGGAAACCGTCCAGGACGGGAACGGTTTTCTCACTCGCCGCGCAACGCTGGCGCCCGCCACTGCCGATCCCGAGGCTCGCACCGTCGAGGTGGTCTGGTCCACCGGCGCGCCCGTGCGCCGCCGCGACATGGCGGGCCAGTACATCGAGCGGCTGAGCCTCGCGCCCGAGGCGGTGGATCTGTCGCGCCTCGAAGGGGCCAGCGTCCTCGACGCACACCGCCAGACCGCGGTGCGCGATGTGCTGGGCTCCGTCCGCAGCGCGACCGTGGACGGCCAGCGCGGCACCGCGCTCATCCAGTTCTCGGCCAGGCCCGAGGTGGAGCCGGTCTGGCAGGACGTGCTGGCAGGCATCCTGCGGCACGTCTCGGTCGGCTACTCCGTCGAGGATTGGGCCGAGACCACCGAGAACGGCGCGCGCGTGCTGACCGCCGTGCGCTGGACGCCCCACGAGATTTCCCTGGTGCCGACGCCCGCCGACCCCGGCGCCCACATTCGCATGGAGACAGAGATGACCGAGACGACCACCCGAGAGGCCGCCGAAACAGCGCCCACCACAGAGACCCGCGCCGCGGCGAATGCCGAGATCCGCTCCATCGCCCGCATCGCGGGGCTGGACCAGTCCTGGATCGACGGCCAGATCGACGGAGGCTCCGATCCAGACACCGCCCGCCGCGCGGCCTTCGAGGCGCTGGCAAGCCGCAGCGCGCCCTCAATCCGCACCGAGCAGGTCCGCGTCGAGATGGGCGAAAGCCACGACGACCCTGCTCTCCGCGCCCGCCAGATGGGCGAGGCGCTCTACGCCCGGATCAATCCGCGCCACGAGCTCT